AGAAAGCAGTAGAGTGGGCCAAAACTAGCGATGGCCTGATAATCTCACCCGCAGGCAGTGGCAAGACATGGATTGCCGCGAGCATCATCAAGCATTACGCAACGCTGAATCCAGAGTGGACGTTTGGATGGACAGCACCAACCCGCGAGACATGTCAGCAAGCTAGAGTGTCTCTTCGCGTTGCTGGTGTGCCTGAAAGCGTCGTCGATGTCCGATGTCCGCATGAGTCAGTGGACTTCAGTAAGAAGCAGCTTCTTGTAATCGACGAAGCAAAGCACAGCCCTGCTCGCGTTCTGAAAGGCATCATCGAGTCGTGTAACGGCATGCGTTATGGCTTCGATGCTACGCCGTGGTGCGATGATCCAGAGCGTAACGCGGTGACTAAGATGCTATTCCGCAATCGCGCCTACGAAATCAATCGCAGCGACATCGGGGATTCATTGGCCGACGCTTACCTCGAAGTCAGCGATGCCACCGATCTGAACATCAAGCAAAAGATCGATGACAACATCGACCGTCTCTTCAATGCAAGGCGCAGGTACATGCGGATAAGTGACGAAGAATTGAAGCGCATGTGTGCATGGGAATCACTCGTTGAAATCGGCATCTGCGAGAATCGCGAACGCAATGAGTCGGCCATCCAATACGCACTAGAACACGGCGACATGCAGACACTCATTCTCATTCCGCGCATCGTTCTCGGTGAGCAGTACGAGAAGCGCATTCCTAACTCTCGACTCGTTCATTCCAAGATCGGCAAGAAGCAGCGCAAGGAAGCGATGGAAGAATTCAAGTCTGGCAAGCTGCGGACTATGATTGCCACATCATTGGCCGACGAAGGACTCGATCTTCCCAATGTCGAACTGCTCATCATGGTGAGCGGCGGAAGGTCGTCGCAGAAGACGATTCAGCGAGCGAGTCGAGCATTACGCAAAACAGAAACCAAAAACTGTGCGACAATCATGGACTTCTCTGACAAGTTCCATCCCATCGGAGCGTACCATTCGAAAAAGCGGATGGCATGCTACCGAGAGCTAGGTTGCGTATTTTTACAATGAGTGCATCAACGACATCGAACGAAACAGCCACGCCTACGGAGAACGTAGTTTATCTCATCGGAGAACTACGAGGCATCAGCCGCCAAACGGAAACCAAGAGCGGAGCATTGATGGTGCGACGTGTTATCTCAATCGCTCGTCATTGGACCGATAATGATGGCCGATTCCATGAAGACTATGATGAGTTTGAGTTGTCGAGCTGGGGACAGGTGGCTGAGAAGATAATGGAAGTCGGCAGTGGCGCGCTGGTTCGCATCAAAGGCCGAGTGAAAGTTGAGAAGTGGAGTGAAGGTGGCGACACGAAAAGTGCGGTTCGAATCGCTGCGGAACAAGTTACCGTGCTATGTTACTGAGATGAGAGAATGAAAAATAATAAACCAATCGTAGCTGTTGACCCTGGTGTCAGCGGTGGATTCGCGGTCAACACGCCGGACGGAATAGTCCTGCTGTCGATGCCAGAATCGCTGCCTGAAATCTGCGGTCTTGTTAATCAACTAAAGACGGCCAATGCAGAGTTGTGGATTGAGGAACTTCCTCTGTTCGTTTCTCCCATGACGAAAAGCTCCTCAATGGCCGTGCTTCACAGAAACCTCGGTCGCGTTGAAGCTGCTGCCTACGCATACGGATACGCTCTTCACAGAGCAGCTCCAAAAGTGTGGCAGGCTCCTCTAGGACTGGGCGGAAAAGCATCGTGCAAAGATCATGCGGAATGGAAGAGAAAGCTCAAGGCAAAGGCGCAGGAGTTGTATCCACACCTAGACGTGACATTGAAGAATTGCGACGCACTTCTGATCCTTCATTTTGCCCTAGGAGGTGGAAGGTAATGAGACGCGCCAATCGTCCTCCATCAAAGGATGAACTCAAAGAGTTGCTCGTCGCAGCGTTCGCCGCTGGCGTGGTAATCACCGCAGCTTACTTCATGCTCTTCATCGTAAAATGAGCGAGTACACGAAACCTTTGTCCGAGGAAACGGACGTCGAAACTTTGCGAGCGGCCATCGCGGAGTACCAATGGTTGGCCAAGATATTGTTCAAATCTTTGGGGTGCGGTTGCAATGGAGGTCAGGACCTCTGCTGGAATTGCACCCAAGCTGAGCGACACTACAAACACACAATCGAGATATACAAATAATGAACTCAAACAAACAGGCTACATTTCGGGTTGCAGATGCAGATGAGTCTACGTCAAAAATAGACTTCAGGTACTTCGACCGTAAGTACAAGGAATGGCTTATCCGCCGTGGATTCGCCGATGAACTTGGCAATCCCCTTGGGATGCGCCACTCAAACGTACGCCGTGCAAAATCAATCAAATCCGATGAACTCTGAAATCTCCAGACAACAACTGTTGAAGGAAGCACCGCAACTGATCGAGTATGCGATTCTTCGCGGTTGGATCAGCAAGCCAAAGCCGAAGATAAATCTCGACGGAGTCTGGCATGCCGATGGGGCCGGACATCTCGACAACGCTTCTGAAGATGAAATACAAAAACTCCGGGAACAGTTCAATCCAGGTTGATGTTATCTGCGATGACGTAGAGATACGGATCGGAGAAACGAAATGGTCGGGTATAATCTATACCCGCGAGGGCAAGTCGAAGGTGTACGTTCGAACTAAGGCTGAGTTTAAGGCCAAGTTCGTTCCGATAGATGAGAAGCCCTAACCTTTACATTGGCGCACAAGAGCAGCTCTTTGCGAAGTTCCAGTCTCGTTCCATTGCCATCCAGCACTGGAGCAAGTACCTGATGACTCCCAAAGAGCTTGCTCTCCTTTTCAGAAAGTTAGAGAAATCAAATTCAGTCCTCTCCGAAATCGCCAAGACTGACCTTGGGCGAAGTGGAGAGTTAGCGAGAAAACAACTTGGAATCGAATGAATCAATCAAAGATCGACCGTGCGCGTGCGTGGGTTAGAAGCACCCCAGGAGCCGTCGCAGGTCAAAATGGACATGGAAGTACCTTCGCTGTAGCAACCGCGCTCATACACGGTTTTGAGCTGAATGCGGGGGATGCTGCGATGCTCCTCGATGAGTACAACCAGAAATGCCTGCCACCGTGGAAGCCGAATGAACTGGCCCACAAATTGAATCAGGCGTCAGTTGTCTCGCATGACAAGCCGCGTGGATGGTTGCTGTCCGCTCAAAGCGGAACGCCAGTGTCGGCCACCGGCAAGTTCGTGGTTCATAAGATTCAGGCAATCCCGGAGCCAGCATCCAGATTTACGACCATCGACTTCCTGAAAGCCTGTTTCGAACAGGATGAAGTTGTCTGCATCTGCAACGACATCATCTGCGATGAGGAGGGCAAAGGTAGGCCAGCGTCCAAGGGTACGTTCCTCAAGCGCGACGAATGGATTGATAAGCATTTCACACCGCCCATCAGCTCGATGTGGACGAGCAATGAGAGCCGTGGCGCTTATGTCCGCATCAATCCGTGTCTCGATGAGACTGGATCGGATTCAGGCGTAGCAGCGTTCCGCCATGTCCTCGTTGAGATGGATGAGAAGACTAAGGACGAGCAATGGACGATTCTCAAGGAGTCGAAGCTGCCAATATCGGTCGTCATTGATTCTGGTGGAAAGAGTTTGCACGGATGGGTGCGTGTGGATGCGGCGAACAAAGAGGAATGGGGAGAGCGTCGTGATGTCGTTTATCGCCACCTTGAAGCTCTAGGAATCGATCCTAAGAACAAGAATGCGAGCAGGTTCAGTCGTTTGGCTGGCGTGATGCGCGATGGCAAGGAGCAGAAGCTGTTGGCCATCCATGTCGGGTCGGTAAATTGGGATGCCTTCACGGACTATCTTGAGTCGCAGGACATGCCTCAGGAGTTCTCGCTCGACAGCATCATCGAGTACGATCCTAAGAATGATCCTGATAATCTGATCGGTGACAGGTGGTTGCGACGCGGATCATCGCTTCTATTCGTTGGTCAGAGCGGATGCGGCAAAAGCTCGATGGCTGCGTATCAGGGAATGAAGTGGGCATCCGGCGAAGCGTGGTTTGGTGTGAAGCCAGTTCGTGCGCTGAAGGTGGCCTACATCCAAGCTGAGAACGACATTGCCGATCAGCATGATGCGCTGAAAGGAGCTGCTGAGATGACGTTCGGTAAGGAGAATTGGGAGCGAGGGTTGCGAAACGCGGACATGCTCTTCTTCCGAGAAACGGTTCGAACAGGATCAGACTTTGCGACAATGCTTAGGCGTCTCGTTCGCAAGACCAAGGCTGACGTCGTTTACATCGATCCACTGCTCTCCTACATGGGCGGCAATCCTGCGGACATCGAGGTCTGCGCGAACTTCACTCGCCATCTGCTCCAGCCGATAATGATGGAGACAGGAGTTGTCCTGGTACTCGTCCATCATTTCCCCAAGCCGAAGGGTAAGGATGACAAGCCGGAGAGCGTGGCAGATTTGGCCTACTCAGGATTCGGATCGTCCGATCTGACGAACTGGGCGAGAGAGGTGATTGTGATGAAGGAGGTAGGCTTCAACAATCCGCGCAAGTTCATGCTCGGCATGGCGAAACGGGCTGACCGTTCCGGCATGACGGACAAAGAAGGAAAAGTCACCGGATCGATTATGATCCAGCGTGGGTCGAACGGCGACATCTCATGGAACTACGCGGAGCCTGAGAAGTTCGTCGTCGATAAGGAGTCGGCTAAAAAGCCGTACTCCAAGGGAAAATACCCTAGGCGTTAGCCTTCTCACGCATAGCGCGGCGACGCCCTTTGGCGGCAAGCGATTGGAACTTCGCCTTACCGAGCTTCTTGCGGCCAATGTAGGCGGCCAAAGCAGCAGGATCTTTCACACCCTTCTTCTCAAGGCTACCAATGAGCTTTTCGTAACGTCCGCCACCGCCAAGTTTCATCTTGTCCATAAAATCAAATAGAGGTTGAGGTTAAAACCGACAGAACAATCGCAAAAATCCACGCAGCGCATGACCAGAACTTAGGCGTCGTCTTGTCCTTCGCTGTCGCGCAGTTATGCCGCGCACGGAAATTCTTACGACGCTCAGGATTCGACTTCTTGATCGTCATGTCAGGATCGCCGAATCGAACGATGATAACCTTGCCAGCCGGATTCTTAACGTACACCGCGCTCTTTTTCCGTTCGCCCGGAGTGTAGAACGGCTTGTTGAGCGTCACCTTCTTGCCATGATAGGTATTACCTTTTTTGGAGAGGGAGGTTTTCATTCGCCAGACATCACTTCGTTGACAGTCAGTTTTCTGATGATCATCGGAATGTCGTTGTTCAGCATTTTCGTCTCAGCATTGGTAAGCTGATCGAATGGCTTGATGACGACAGATCGATAGTTCGGATTGTCCAAAAGAAACCCGACAATCTTTGACTGGAGCTTTTCAGTCCACCTATATGCTCTTTCGCCACCTGCAACTCCAAAGAATGGGCCAGCGGCTGACGCGCCTTTGGCAAACGCCGTGGCTCCAGCGATTCCTGGGAGTAATTTTGAAATAAGCGACGTCTTATTTTTCTCTGCAATCTCAAGCGCTTTTGCGATTTCGTCGATTTTGGTTTTTCCGGAAGTTCCAAAAACTCCATCCAAAGCGTTTTGCCACGACTCCGCAGATTGGGTGAATGACTTTGCTGTGATTGGGCCTTTCTTGCTCGCTTCGCTGACAATCTGGGATAGCAATGCATTCTGAGTGTCAGCCAAAGTCTCTGCACTCAGCGCATTTTTAACCTTTGTCACGTTTTCTTTGGAGTTGTTCAAAAACTCAAGAACAACATTTGGAGAAGCGATTATGGACTCACCTTTTCCATAAGCAGCTTTTCTGAAATCCTCAGCAAAACCTTTTGATGATGCTTCCCAAGCAGCTCTCGCTTGTTTAATCCCATCCATTGTTACGCTTGGAAAGAACTCGTTAACAACTTCTTTTTGGATTCCATTCCAACCATTTGAAAGTGCGCCTTCAAGGTTATCCAAAAACTTGATTTGACCACCAGTGTTAAGATTATTGTAGATTGTATTTCCAATTTTCGACTTAACTGCATCGTAGTCTTCGTCCAGAATCTTTTTTAACTGCTGAAGTTTTGCTGGACCATCAGAACCGCCAAGCGTCTTTATAATGGATGACCAAGATCCACTTTGTTCTCCAATATCTTTAATTATTCCCTTTGAAAAAGTGGTATTGTAATCCTCCATGAACCCCTTAAAGCGATTCTTTAAGTCTTTGAAATCTTTGGGCAATGTATCTTTTGGATACTTTTTTTCAAATTGACCAAACGCAGTTTCGAATTTTTCTTTAGCGGTTTGATATGCAGCCCATTGATCGCCAGTTCCAGCCTTAACGGGTTCACCCCATTTAATAGCTTTGGCTGCTGCCTGCTGCTCTTCCCACAAATCATTCAAACTCTTTCCAACTTCAGGTTCAGGAGGTCCATATAGATCTTTTCCTTTTGCTGGAGTTTTATCGTAATCTTTTGCCTGAAAACGAGGATCTTCTCTGAAAGCGTCAAACTCTTTTGAAAACGCTTCGTTTTTTCGTTTGTAAACAGCTTTCGCTACGTTTTTAACAGCGCCGACAGCATCGCCAAGTGTCAACGACTCCATCTTGTCGTAATCGTTGGCCAACTTGCTGAACGTAGCAGTTGTTTCGTCGTCTAGTTTTCCGAAGATTTTTTCAACGTCAGCAATGGCTGCATCAGCAAACTCTTGTCCAGACTTAGTCGAGTTTTGTTTGAAAGACTCAGCAAGAACGTCCTTCACTTGATTTTCATCAGCTCGATATGCTCTAGCCAATTTTCCGGCCAGTTCACCTTCTTTCTCAGTGATATTCTTTTGAAATTGATCGTAAAAAGGTCTGTTTAGTTCTCCAAGAAAACTACCTTCAGCTCCTTTGTATTTGCGATATCCTGCACCGATAACATTTCCAAGAAGACTTCCAGCAGTTTCACCAAGTGCATAATCTTTGGCAGATTCAAGAATGTTATTTAAAGCATTTTTATCCCATTCATCACCAGCAACTGCTGTTCTTGCAACCTCGCCAGCAACGCCGCGCATTGCCCCTTGAATCGGAACTTTTGCGGCAGCACTCAAAAGCGTCTGTCCTGTTTCAAAAAGGTTTCTCCTAATCGGTCCTGGCAGAATTTTGGCAGCTCCACCACCCAAGGAAGTGATAGCCTCTTTTGCGGCCGCTGCCGCAATCTTTCGAGGCTCGGTTTCTCCGGTCATTAACTGATAAGCGGTTTCTCCAATCGCTTGACCAATGGGAAGCGGAACTCCAGCAGCTTGAAGGGCCGGTCCTGCTGCGTAGCGAGGAAGTTTTGCAAGCGTCTCTGTTGCTCTTTGCTTTTCTTGCTCAGAAAGCGCAACGCTTGGAGGAGCAGTCATAACGCCGGGACGCTGGAAATACGGCGTCACATACTGACCATACTCACCCTGAACAGCCTTTTGCTCTCCTATCTTACCGGCATCATCTACAGCCGTCTGAAGCTGCTGCGAAGAACCAGCCTGAAACATGCTTGCGTAAGGATCAGCACCAGTCCTTTGCGGAGCCTTATACTGCGAGGACATCTCCGAAACGGTATCTGGAGTCTGTGTCGTAGGAATGTTTTTAAAAATCTCCTCAAGCTCCTGCTCACTAGGCGGAGAATCTCCAGTCAGATCAACTGTTCTTCCAGAAGAAGGATCTGTAATGCTGTAGGTTGGCATTTGATTATTTGCGAACAGTTACACCAAAGCGTCCAATTTTTAACGGCTGTTCAGCGGATAAAGCTGAATTCACTTGCGGAGCGTTTTGCCTGATGTTTTTAAAAACATCTTGAGGAGACACTGGCTGCTCAGCCGGTGGTAATGATTGACCATCTTGCCTCTGACCTGAAACAAAAATTTCAGGAGCATGACTCCTCTTGATATCAATTGGAATGTCCGCGTTGAACTTGTAGTTTGAAATAGTTCGCTTCAAACCGCTCTTCAAATTGTCGTTAAACCCTCCAATCAAAACGAGATAATCATTTCCTCTCGTAGTTCCGACAATAGATTCCATATCTTTTTGCTCATTTGGATTGAGTGTTTGCCCAAATACACCTTTTCGATAATCTTGAACAACTTGTGCAATTTGTTGCTGAATAGTTCTGGCGGTTTGTTTTTCTGCTGAGGTCAGTCCTTTGAACTTTCCTTCAGCTCTAAAAATAGGCTCGTCAACAGGTCCGACATACTCGTTAAAAGCGTTTGCTCCATACCTTGCGTTAAACGCGTTGATTTTTTGAAGCGCATTGTCCAACTGATAAGTTGCGCTATCTGATGCAGTAATTGAATCAACAACCTTAGGAGGAGTCTTTAAGTTTGACCGAATTGCCCTGCTAGCAGTGGCAACATCGGCTTTGTTGTTTGGATCAAGAAGACCCTCATCAACAAGATCCTTAATGTTTTTTTGAGTTCTCTGTTCGACAACTCCACCTTCAGTTCTAGCTGTCGGCAAAAGTTCCTCATACTCCTGAGGAGTAATTGCGCCAGAATCAAGCTGAGCTTTTAACCCTTCTCTTGTGTTCCTCTGTCCTGCAAGCGCGATTGTTGAAAGTTTTTTCAATCTAGCCTGCTCTTGTCTTAATGGAGCGGAAGCATCAAAGATTGCTTTTCTAAACTCAGGGTTTATTTGCTGAGTTTTTGGATCAAGTCCACCATTGTACTGAAGGGGAATATCGCTTTTCCCGTTTTCATTAAGAAAATCAATTTCCTTATTTAGAACTGCCATTTGTGAGGCATTTGCCTTTTCAACGAGAAACCGATTCTGAGCCATCGGCAATGACTGAAGAACTGGCCCACTCATGTCGCCAAGCATCTTAAGACCAGTCGCACTCTGAAGATCGGAAGGAGGAGCAGGAAATGGCTGAGTCGGATCGCCTTTGGCGTTCCATTGAACATATGCTGATTGCCACTGTTGAATCTTTGGAAGATCGGCGGAAAACTTTGCGCGTTCGGAAATTCCGCTGGCGAGGTCGTTTTCCCGAATCTTGTTCTGAAGCTCCATTCCTTGGCGTTGCAGCAAAGACTCAGCCGTCTGCATCTGCAACTGCTCCATCATCCGCTTCTGCGTCTGCGCGCGGTCGTAGAGGCTTGCGCCTAGCTCAAATGCTTTAAGAGTTTCGTCGGCCATAAATTAAGGTCCAAAATTGGTTGCCCCAAATTGCGGGAACAAGTTTTGACTCTGATATGCAGGAGCAGCAGATGGAGTTGAAGTCCATGCACTGTAAGTTGATCCAGGGGTTGATGTAGAAGGTGTTGGTGCCATCAACCCACGCTGAGTGTATGCTCCACCAGCGAATCCACCAGCAGATGAAATCGCGCTTCCAAATGCCGCCATCGTAGGATCAGGCATTGCGGCCACCTGAGCGGCTTGCAAGTCGCGATTGTACTGCGCTGATTGCTGGTTTTGCAAAGCATTCACACGCTGAGCAGGAGTGATAAACATGCTGCTGATTGAGAACGGTTGAGCCATTCCAAACGTGCGCTGCTGCTGGATGAAGTTCTGAGCTTGGGCAAGACCTTGATTCTGCAACTGCATTGATGTCAGACCCAAGTCACGAGCTGACAATGCTCGTCCCATCCCGCTTCCAGCTCCAAATCCACCTCCAAGCGCACGACCAGCGGCAGATCGTTGAAGCTGAGATTGAACGTCTTGAGAAACTTCTCCACGCAAAGCAGAGCCAATATTCTTTCCAGCCTGTTGAATCAACTGGTCATAACCGGGAATTGCGCGACGAAGCTGCTGCTCAAGCTGAGATTGCTCCGCAGCGGTCGTCTTCTGAGCGAGTTCGGTAGCAGGTTGAAGCGCCTCGATATTCTGCTGAATCGCCTGCTTTTGCTCAGCCTGAAAATCGATTGGCTTGAATGCCGGAACCTTCGGCTTGCTTCCCTTACTGAGAAGACCGCCAAGCAGACTCGTTCCACCGATGATTGCTGCACCACCTAGAATAACTCCCATAAATTAAAAAACCTCCTTCACAAGACGGTTGCCGTTCTCAATCGAGAACACCTTTTCAGGTTCGTGACGTTGGATGTTCATGGTAACCAGACGTGCAGCCTTTTCCTCAGGAAAAGCTCGCTCGTTATGGAAGCAATGAACCCATATCCGACGCAAAGTATCCACTTTAAAAAGTTCTCCTTCACCAATCGTCATCACGCTGTGAGTCGCTGCCCATTTGTCAGCGTATTCGCGCAATGCCTGAACTGAAGGCAGGTGAACCTCGTAACCGAATCGTTCGGTGCATTCTTTAGCCGATGCTTCCGCATCTTTCTTGACGTAGACTTTTATCGAATCATGCACGATGGCCTTTGGCAGATAGCCATAAGTCGAGCAATCAGCGACGTACCTGTAACGGTTCCGATATCCCTCAATTGATTTCTGCCAGTTCGGATCAGTTGCACCTTGCTCATGTAGGCCAAGGCAATCTGGTTCTAACGAGAAAAGGACCGACATGAATGCCGATCCGAATCGTGGCAGACCGCAAATTTGGAATAGTTTACCGTTCATTTTTTATGCACAAAGAAGTCCAAGCTGCGGTTCGAGCTAGGATGAAGATGGCCGACTCAGCACCGGGGATTACCCCGAGTTCGTTACAAATGACAGCACTGTAGAGAGCAGCATTCGGATGGATATTCTTTCCCATGTCTTTCATCCACCCATGAAGTTGCTCGATGCGAGCATTTGCATTTGGGAAGTCAGACTTGATCAGCTCACTTACACGACTCCATGCCGGATCAATTTGATCCTTGAAGAACGAGTTTCCGAAACCAGGAATCTTCATTCCAGCTTCTATGGCCGACTTTAATGCCCGCTCATCAAATCGCTCGTAAACGAATCGAGCAGGGCCGATTGGACCGTGAGCGTCGCCAAGCGTGAGGATAGCTGAGGCGATTCCGTTCGTAAGCTGTCCGCTTCCAAAGAAAGCGTTTACCGCAGCACCAGAGCTGGAGTTCTGGTTGTTCCGAGCTGCCATGTCATGCGCGTCAAAAACAGCCTGAAGCAACTCCAACTTTTGAGGAGTCGCATCAGCCAGCGCAAAATCGATGTTCAGTTTTAGAACCATTGAGAAAATCCTCCGCCATTCAAGCCGACTCCGACCATTCGGATGGTAGCAACAGCGTCTCCGAGATACTGCATCGTTTGCTCCTGAACAGCTTGAACTGCTTTGGCTTCGTAGGCCACTGCTTCCTGAATCAAATCGTTCTCTTCCTTACGAATCGCCATGACCATGAGCTTGATGGCGTCAGGACACGGAGGAATGAGGTAGTCATTGACGCTCGTGGCGTTGATATGGCGCATCTTCGCCATGACCGTCACTGGCTTGCTGTCATCTGAAGCGCATCGATCAGCGAGGTAGCTGCGACGATACTGCGGCAAAGTTTCATCAGGATCGTAAACGGCTAGATCCGTCTCAAGCAGAGTCGTCGCATTGTACTCGTACAAACGACTTGCCGTGTTCGTAGCCTCGCGGATTACTCCGGTCAGAGTCGTGAACTTTTTAGTCGATTGAACGTACGGAGCGGCAAGTGTCAGCTTTTCTCCGTCAATCCAAACGCCGTCAACGCCTTGGGTTCGAATCCAGTTTCCGTTCGCATCGATTCCTTGAAGGGTGATTGTTTTTCCGATATCCGAATCGTCGCCACGGTAGACTCGAATGTAGCTGTTAGTATCACCAGACATGTCGCGGTAAGAAACGACAGTGCCACGGTCAACAAGCTGCTTCCCGACGCACACATTATCTCCGCCAAGAAGTCCATAGCCTGTTTCCTGAAACTCGAACCATTGATTGCGAACCGTTCCGACTCCGCAGCAATCGGCCACCGCTTCGATGGTTTCGATCTGACGCGGCCAAGTGATGCAGCCACCGACCGTATGAATCGTGAAACGTCCGTATGCACCGGCCCACAGACCCTTGTGAAGCAGTCTGCGACACGCTTGATTAATGTAGTCGTAGACACGCGCGTCATCGACGCAAACGCCGATAGCCCGAGCAATCGTTGACCTGATATCTTGGACGATCAGCTTCATTTGGTGTAGTAGATTCGGCCCGTTCGCTTGATGAAGTAAACACCGTAGAACGGCGGAAGATTGTTGTGGCCAACAGTAGCTTGACCATCGTTTCCAGTCTTCTCTGCGTTAGTGGTCGAGATTTCTCCGCTTGTAATTGAAGGACCAGGACCGCCGCCGCCCGTTCCAGCAGCCCCTTGAAGAGTCAGAGTCGAATATGTTCCAACTCCACTCCACGACTTGTTGACGAGATAGTAATCATCATTGTTCGGCGCAATCCTTTGGGCAACGCCATGCGTATGATCGTTGAACGGTGTTTCTGGAACTGTGAGCGTGTGCTTGTCCTCACCGGCAACGAGCGTTGAGCTTGTCTTGCCCTGAACAGCAACTGCTCCGCTTGCGGCAAAAGATCCAACGCCAACCGGGAATCTCGCTTCAAACTCGGTGTCAACCTCCCACATCGGTCCAGACCAAAGACTCGGTGTGTTGGTGTTTCCGCCATCGTAGGTCTGAAGATCGACAGTTGTTCCAACGTAGATGCGCCTATCGCTTCCACTTGCGGCAACAGGGTTTTGACGCAGCCAAACTCCGCTCTGGTAAACCCACCAATTTCCGTTCTCGTCCAACCAAGGATAAACCTGATTGTTCAGCGCAGGCGTCGTTGGTCCAAAGTTGAAGAACGAGTTTCCAATCGAGCTGTTAAAATTAGCCTGCGTCCCACTGACAATATCGTTGGCCAACTGCTGGTAATTAGTCGGGCAATATCCGACCGGCAAACTCGGCGGAGTGAGCGTAATGAGTGTGAGGTTTGGCATACTAAGCTAAAGTAATGAATGATTCAGACGAATACGTCAGCGGATTAACATCGCAGACATCAAGCGGAGTGCATGCAGGATACACGCTGCGGCATTCTCCAACACTGGATTCCTGAACGTCGTAAGCGTGAACTCGAAGACTCTTGATCCGGCAATATCCGATGATGCTGATCATAACCTGCACCTCGTAAAGGTTTCGAGCAGGAGTGCTGATCGTCTCATTGCACGGAGCATCCGAAGGCGTTGGGAATCGCATCTTCGGACGATACTGCGGCTTGAAGTTGGTCAGCGGACACAGATCCAAGCACTGCGTAGTAGTCGCGCATTCAGCGAAATCAATCCACTCGATCCATCCGGGATACTGATCGGGTCGATAGGTGACGTTGAACGAGACATCACCCTCAAGAGAGTCGATGAACAAGTCACCCGAATCCAAACGCTTCAAACCAAACGGAACTTCAAAGTTGTAAGCTCTGCTTTGAAACATCCATTCAATCTCTTTTTTAGGCTCTACAGTATTGCTGTCGAACTTGTCCGTCTTGGTTATCTCCCAAATCTGAATCGAGCTGTCAGATCCGCGAGCAATGCAAAAGCATCTGTCTCCGTAAGCATTCTCGGTCTTAAGAACCTGCAACGCATCGAGTCCAGTCCAGATTCCAGCCCAAGCAGGAGGAAACTTTTTCCGCATCGAAGTGATGAGGTCAAAGTCGAGAACTGAAAGAGCTTTATGAATGACTCCCTCTGAGTTGTATCGAGGCTGAGAAGTCATCAGCAATCGATTATCGAAAACAACCGCAGAGCTGGCCCAGAGCAGATTAGTCTGGTCGTTCTCGATGATGTTCACCATCTCGCTGCTGATCGGAGTATTTCCGTAGTCGCTGAACGACCTGCGAGCGATTACAAATGAGCGGACACCATCGACTGCTCGGTACAAGACATCGCCATTGATTGTTATGGCCGACCTAGCTCCAAGAGCGCCACTGCTGAGCAAGCTGATGGCTTGAATCGGATAATTCAGGTTCTTCCAAACATCACGATCAACTGGAGCATTTATGCTGAAGACGTATCGAGGCGTGAAGATAAGAAGCGGTCCTTGGCCAAGCGACGTGTCAGGATTGCCTGGGATGGCCATTGCTGTGATGCCACCTGAATCCGACGGAACCGCAAAGTCTCCACCTTCATTGAGGAAGGTGTTCTCGGTTTCCTTGAGAACACTGGCTCGCGTTCCATCCCCATAAACGATGTCTGTAGCGCGGAATGAAAAACCATCGGGCAATGCGTACCAGATGCGGCCATTGAGGTAGGCCATAACCTTGCCGGTCTTGATTTCGTCATCAGCCGCTCTACGCAGGCTTGTACCGTTGAAAATCAATGGCCTGCTCAACCCATCTTGAATGACGACAAAGTTCTCGGCCTGAACCATCCATCCATCGAGAATGTTAGACGGATTTTCAAGATCCGGTGAAACCGTCAACTTCTGAGCTTTGTTCTGATCGACATCGTAGAACCAGATGTTTCCGCTGATCATCATCAGGATGAACGTACGTCCATCGTCAGCGATGTACGGAAGCGCACATTGGAACACGCCGCTTAGAGACTGAGGTCCGTAACATTCTTCGGACCATCCATCAGCCGTTACATTCGTCTGATCGGCAGTAACCTCGGCATTGTCAGCCGTGATGGACACGCACAGGCTGTAGTCTTTTTGAACGAAACCGGGGCGAGAGGATACGAAACCCTGCCGGAAGTTAGCATTTACAGCGAATGAAACCTGATTCTTGTCCACCTCAGACGGCATCACGCCAGCGTCAATGCCACCTTCAAAGGTGACAGTTCCGTCCGTGTACCTCCGTGGTGCGCGTTCGCTCATGGTTTAAGCCTGAATCCGCTGAACAGAGAATGACGAGCCGGTTTGCACCTCTACGCCATGCGAAGTTGTCTGAATCAAGATGTCGTAATAATCACCAACCGAAGTAGCCTGATCGATGTAAGAGAATGAAACAGATGGCAACGCTTGTGAGAGAGTGGTCGAAACATTGAACTGAAGTGTTTGAAAAATGTTCGATCCAAGTTTTCTCAAAAAAATTACAACCTGAGCAACACCGCTATCCCCAAGAAGATTGAACAAACCTTCGATTCTGTAGTATCCTGTACTTGGAACTACAAACCGTCCAGTTGCAGCAACAAATCCTGAAGAAGGATCTAAATTTACCCAAGATCCAAGGGGGAAATCTCCAAGACTGAATGGATTCTTGGTTGTTCCAGATGCGACCAGGTTATCACCCGTCAACCTCCGCGTAAACGTGACGTAGCTGAACGATGATCCGCTAGCTGTTGAAGCGATGGTAATCGTTCCTGCTCCGGGGGTGATTGTGACGTTCGAACCTGCGGTCAGATTTGCCAACGTAAAACCGGAACCATTTCCAATGAGCAGTTGGCCATTGGTTGGTGTTGCGCTTAGATTCGTGCCTCCTTTTGCAATCGGAAGAACGCCGCTAATGTCGCCAACAGGAACTGTGGCAACCGTAGAGACAGCTCCTGCTCCACCCGATCCTTGAGTCTTGATGTAGCCAGCAGACAGTGAATCGAGAGCAGTCTCATTCGTCAGCGTCGCATCCGATGTGCGGCAAATGTAGGATGCACCAACTGGAGCGCCGCCAGCAATGCCCGGTGCGCCTTGAGGTCCAGCTCCTCCTGCGAGCGTTACAAGTGAACCATTTGAAATTAAAGTCGTAGGAATCGCATTGGGGATTCCCAAAATTCCAGACGCAGGGTTTTTAAGCGTTATATTTAGGCCAGAAATCGCTGTAACCTGCAAATATCCGCATCCTTGAACAGAAACGAAAAACTGACCAGAAACTGATTGCGGCAGGAATGAAGTGTCAGCAACCGGAACAACAACGCTCGACCCAAGCGCAGGAACGAAAAACGAAGCGGTCGTGTATGTAAACGAATCGATTCCGTCCGTTCCGTTCGTTCCGTTAGCGCCAGCCGGACCTTGCGGACCAGGGATATTCACGACAACCGGATCGGTATCGCAAGGCTGGCAGCAGCCGGATGAAGAAACAAGTTGCGACGGCATAATTTTCCTTTCGCAGAACCTCAAGTCCAGCGACAACTAAAGCAAGGCCAAACTATGGTAGAGAAAGTGTCTGAGCATCCATTGATAGACCACAAGTACGGAATTCGTTCTCCTGTCAAAATCCCTGATCTTGAACTGGAACTCTACGCATTCCGAAATCGACTCCAGCCAAATGAAGGCGGACTAGGTACTTTCGAACATTTTCGGAATGCGACAAAAATGCTATGGCCAAAGATGAGCTGGAACCCTTGGTTGGAAGCTCAGGTCGAAAGTCTTTGCGAGCATGATTACGTTGGGTGGGCCGGATGCGGAGCGAGTGGAAAGACCTTTGGAGCAACGCTTTTCGCAACAGTCTGGTGGTTGGCCAACCCTTCCAAGACAACCGTCGTACTCACGTCAACGACCGCGAAGATGATCCGAAAGCGTATGTGGGCAAATCTTCAGGATCTTGTTCGGAAATCACGCGGATTCCCCGGAAACATGGTCGATTCGAAGATGGCATTGCAGGCCATTAAAGGCGACGACCGACATTCGATTTCGGCTATCGCTGTCGCTGAGGGCAACACTTCGAAAGCAGTGGCCAACATCCAGGGTATTCACGCGGAACGGGTGATGGTCATCATCGACGAAGCGACTGACACGCCTGAGGCAGCTTTTGAAGCGTGTACAAACCTTTCCAAGGGCTGTCGTGAATTCAAGATGCTGGTCATTGGGAATCCTGCATCAAAGTTCGACCCTCACGGCAGATTCTGCACACCGGCAAAAGGATGGCGTAGCGTCACCATTGAGGACCAGCATTGGCTGACAGAACGCGGCATGTGCCGACGGTTTGACGGAATGAAGTCGCCCAACATCAGCGAGGGGCGAACAAAGTATCCATACCTCATCACACACGATCAGGTTCTCTCAGCAATGCGGCATGAAGGAGAACAGAGTCCTACATTCTGGAAATACACACGCGGATTTTGGTCGCCGGACGGCATGGTCAAGACGGTGTTGTCTGAATCTCTAATCGAGACGCACACACCTACAAGGAAGTTGGTGTTTACGACAAACGTGCAAATTGTGGCGGGGCTTGATCCGGGTTTTGGAGGAGACAGATGCGTTCTTCGGTTTGCAAAGGTTGGCACCGCCAATGACAAGGTGAGCATACTTTTCCAGGACGTAATTCAAATCTCACCGAATGCCCAGCTAACCGAGCCGGTTCACTATCAGATAGCCAACAGGGTCAAGGAAGAGTGCAGGAACAGAAATGTTTCACCTGATCGATTCGCTCTGGATTCAAGCGGTGAAGGTGGTGGTTTAGCGGATATCCTGACTCGCGAATGGGGTGTGGTTCATCGCGTAGAGTTCGGCGGTTCTCCATCGTCCATCCCGGTGAGCGACGAGGATAGTCGGCCATGCAATGAGGCATACGACCGAAAGGTGACGGAACTATGGTTCTCGATGCGTAAATGGGTCGTCGAGGAGCGTGTTGGAGGAATGGATATCGAGACTCTTCAGGAGTTTTGCGCGAGAATGTTCGACGATTCCAAGCGGAAGATATCCGTCGAATCGAAAACTGTGATGAAGCAACGAACCGGAAAATCGCCTGATTTAGCCGACGCTGCTGTAGTCTTGCTTGATCTAGTGCGTAAAACTTCTGTTCTTGAACCTCGCTCAACAAAAGCAGACAAAGTCTGGGAAAAGTTAGTAAGCGACGCTGATTCAATTTATCACGACACCGTATGAAAGGTTACAAAATTCTTAATGAACACATGGTGATTCCTGGCGGATGGAATTATCGAGTTCCAGAGACTGGCATTGAAATCATGGGCGGCAGTTTGCCTCAGCTCCATGAGTTTGTTCGCAACCATTACATAGCCAATGCCATCGCCATACCAAGCAACCTTGACACGTTAATCACCGAGTATTCGTGTCTAAACGGTGCCGACTGCTCTTTCAATGAGATAGAAATCCCGAAGCCGCAGGGCCGTAAATCCCTGCAAATTGGCGATGTAATCCGATTCAGCATGAGTCTGCTTCACGGCCTTACGGTTGGAGGAGGCAAAGTTGATCAGGCGGAAGCGACTAGGAGGGCATCAATCTGTTCAACATGCACGTACAACCGAAAGCCTCTTGGATGCACTGGTTGTAATGCTCGCGTCCTGAAAGAAGCGGTGAAGACTTTCTCACAGCATGGAAGTACTCCGCTGGACGAATCGCTTCAAAGCTGCGAATTTTGCGGTTGCTTTATCAGAAGCATGGTTTGGTTTCCCATTGAAACCCTTCATAAATTCTCGGACGATACAGAGAACAAAAACCTTCCGGCGCATTGCTGGAAAAAACGATCATGTACGGAAACCTAGCCCAACTGCCGCTTGAAACCATCAACGAAGACGGTAAAGCGCCAGAGACGCGCATAGCCGACGCGGCATCAGCGCGTGAAATCTTCCAGAAGTTAATTATGGCCGACGAGCTGCGCAACAGCACTCGCGCCAAACTTCGTGGTCTGGTTGATGGTAATCCTCCGTACAACCCTGCCGAGTTACGCCGTAACAATCAGGCATTCCGCACCAATGTGAACTTCCGCGAGTCGGAAGCGTTCCTCACGTTGGCCATGTCAGCCTTCTACGACGTGTTCGCGGAAGTGCCTACCTACGCAAATGTCCGTACCGCTTACGGCAATGACATGGATAAGCGTGAGGAATGGTCGAAGGTTATTACCGAGGAATTCGACCGACTTCAGAAGCTGGACAAGGACTTCGATTATCTCGTTCAGCTTTCTCAGCGCGAGATGGTGTTGATTGGAGATGGTCCGTTGATCTTTGAAGACAGCACCAACTGGCGCTGCAAGGCCATCATGGCGACGGATCTTCTCGTTCCCGATGGCACCAAGTCGAACGTAAGCGATTGGAAGGTGGCCTGTGTCCGCACCCGCATGGGCGTGGATGATCTGTTCGAGAAGATTCAGGATGAAGAGGCGGCAAAAGCTGCCGGTTGGAATGTCGATTATGTCCGCAACCGCATTCGTGCGGCGATGCCTGAGCCGTATCGATCTGGTGTTCAGTACGATTGGGAGTTCTTCCAGCGTCAGCTTCGTTCGAACGACATTACTTTCTCTGCTCGTTCAGAGGTGGTCTTGATGTGCCACGTTTTCTACAAGGAATTCGATGGTCAGATCAGTCACTGCATCATCGATGAGCGTGACAGCGAGAACTTCATGTATCGGAAGCTGCGCCGGTTCACCCGATGGGAGCAGGTCATTCATCCGATGTATTACGACCGTGGTGATGGTGAGCATCACGGCGTCAAAGGCTTGGGCATCAAGATGCTTCAGGCGATGGAGCTGAAGAACCGGCTTCGTTGTTCGATGGTTGACAGTGCGTTTGCTCGCACTCAGATCCTGTTCCGACCTCTAAACCCCAATGCGCTGAGCAAGACCAGCGTCGTTCAACAAGGACCGTATGCGATATTGCCGCCCGACTACGAAGTCATTCAGCAAAACATTGCTGGCGTTCTGGACGCTCCTATGGCGGTCAACGCGGACCTTGAGAATGTTCTTCAAGGCAACCTGTCTCAGTATCGCCAATCGCTCAACAAGCCGCAGGGAAACCCTCGCACGGCCACGGAAGTACAAGCGATTGTCTCCCAGCAATCGGCAATCGGTAAGACGCAGTTGAGCCGGTATTACACCCAGCTCGATTCTTTCTTTGAGGAACGCTATCGCCGCGCTTCGAATCCGAATCTCAATCCGATTACCCGCTCGGACAAGGATGCCATTGAATTCCAGCGTCGCTGCCGTGAGCGCGGAGTGCCGCCGCAAGCCATGATGGACATCGATTACGTCGAGGCTACTCGCACGGTCGGCCAAGGTTCTCAGTTCGCTAAGCAGCAACTTCTCGGTTCACTTCTCGGTCTGTCTGGTTCTCTTCCAGAAGGCGGCAAGATCAACCTGCTCAAGGACTACATTGCTGCCCAGGTTGGGCAACAAATGGTGGATCGGTATCTGCCGTCTCAAGTCCAATCTTCTCGCGTTCAGGATCAGGCTGCTCTTGCTGTGCTAGAGCATTCGTCGCTGCGTCAGGGCAACATGCCCATCGTTACGGACACGCAGAATCAGGTCATCCATATCGAGACTCACCTCGGAGCAGCCAACGAAGCAGCCGCATCGCTTCAGCAGGGTGGCAATCCGCAGGAGATTGTTCTCTTCCTCCAGGGCATCGGTCAGCACGTTCAGGATCATCTCCAACGCCTGTCCACCGATCCTTCGCGCCGTCAGCAGGTCGATGCGTATGTCCAGCAGCTCCAGATGCTTAGTCAGACCATCGAACAGCTTGGTCAGATGATTCAGGAACAGCAGCAAGCTATGGCTCAGCAACAACAAGCTCAGGCGATTCAGCAGGGTGTCGATCCTCGTACTGCCGTGATGAATGCGGAGGTTCAGGCAAAAATCGCTCGCCAGAACGCCGAGGTTATGGCCAATATTCAGCGTCAGAACACGAAGGCGATGGCCGACTTGGCTCGCCGGAATGCGAAGACGACGGCGGACATTCAACGAGCGAACGCAACTGCTGAGTCTACCTTGGCGCGTCAGGGATGAAATCGTGAGCAAAAAACTAACAATCGTTTACATCACATGCAGACGTGAACCGATGTTTCAATGGTTTGCGGAAACCTTGATTTCCCAATACCCAGATGGAGTTGTCACGGATCAGATAATCTTTATCGATTCGTTTCTTCACCACGAAGATGGTCGAGCTGAAAAGCTCAGCAGAATCGTTAATGGTCGATTCAATTACACCCACACCCCTCCAAAGCCGTCTATTTGGAGAGGGAAGTATCGGAAAACAAAGTCCAACTTTTTCGATGCTTCTGGAACCAGAAACACTGGAATCATTCTAGCTGAAAACGAACACATCGTTTTCGTGGATGATCTGAGTGCGCTGGCCGATGGATGGATCAATTTCCACAGGAAAGCCGCTGAAGATAAGGTCATCTTATGCGGAGCTTACGACAAGGTTTCAGACATCGTAATCGCCGATAACAAGATTCTAAGCTACAAGGCGAACAACCGCGATCATCGCGCATTGAATCAGGTTGCAAGCGACAACGTGAAAGCAAGTGGCGGCTGGGTATTCGGTCAGAACGTCAGTTTTCCACTTGAGTTCCTTGAGCGTGTAAACGGTTACGACGAGTTTCTTGCAAGACGCGGGTGCGAAGACTGTAACATCGGAATCAGGATGGAGTTGGCCGGATACAAAGACCTGATTTTCTACAATAAAAACTGCCTGATCATTGAAGATGAGGCGATGCACTGGAACGAGATAAACTGCGTAGATGAGTTTTATCCAAAACGAGTCTGGAAAACAGACTACGAAAAGCACACAAGAGTTAGTGATTTTATGAACGCAACAATGACAAACATAGAAAAGAGCAATCTGTACGTTAATAAAAACTTCAAAACAATAGACACATCATTCAATCTAAACGAAGAGAGAGAGCTTTGGAGAAAGTCAAAGCAGTTCAAGCCAGTTGGTGATTGTGATTATTTTGATTTCGACGGGGAAAACCTTTGTGAAATTTGATTATTATGGGTTCACCATTTAATGGCGACACGTTCATTCAGGATGAGTTCCTCCGTTTGCGTGATAAGTACAGCCTTACAACTGCGGTAGAGACTGGAACCAATCACGGTGATACGACTGTATGGTTGGCCAGGAACTTCCTGAAGACAGTTTCATGCGAGATAGATCAAAATCTTGTCAACGAATGCGCGGTTAAGTTCAAGGCTGAGAATGTTCATGTTGAACTTTTCCACGGTTCAAGCGAGCAGGTTTTGGATTATGTAATTCCTCATCGTGGAATTGGACACGACACAATCTTCTTCCTCGACGCTCACTGGAATTCGTACTGCCCATTGCTTGATGAACTTGAGGCAATCTCCAAGTACGAGCTTCTTCCTGTAATCGCAATCCACGACTTTTATGTGCCAACTGGTGGCCTTGGTTGGGATTCTTACAATGGACAAGACTACACCTTTGATTGGATCAAACCTAAAATAGACAAAATCTACAGCGCAAAAAACAAAGGATACAAATATTACTACAACACTGCTGATAAAGCGTGTGGTGCAATGAGAGGAGTAATCTACATCGTTCCAGTATGATTAAAATAGACATCGAAAAGTCTCCGGCATTTATTGTTTCTCTTCCAGAAGGGCCAAGAGAAAAGGAATGCGTCAAATATATGGAATCGTTTGGAATCAAGGCGGTTCCAATCTATGGTTTCAGGGCATCCAACTGCGGAATTTCAACTGAGTATTACAACTCTAAGGACAAAGGTCGGATGCAGGTGAAGTCAATAGTTGCTGGTCTGAGTCATTTCTCAGTGTGGGCCACCATCAAGTGGGCTGTTGAGACTGGATTGTACGCAAAAGATCAGCCGTTTTTGATTGTTGAAGATGACTGCAAATTTGAGTCTGAAAACTGGAAGGAGCAACTCACGCAGCAGCTTGATCATGTCCCTGAAGACTGGCAGGTCATTTACGTTGGAAGTTGTTGTGCAGCACCGTACGAAGAAAACCATCACGTTGGAGGAAATGTGTACCGACTAACGCGAGGCATGTGTACCCATTGCTACTACGTCAACTACAGTGGCGCATGCGATCTGATGAAAACAAATCAGAAGGTTTGGTGTCCAATCGACATCCAGATGCTGGTTGATTCGATTCCGCACATGAAATTTTACGGAATCCTCCCAAGATTGGCCTATCAAGATGGAGCTAACTTGCATCCGTGAATGAAAGACATAATCCGAAGCATAAGCCTCAAAGCTCTCAAGCGATTTGCCAACGGAGGAGACGGTCAGGCGGACCTTCTCATGCAGATCGAAGACCTTCAGAAAACCCTTGAGATTCGAACCAAAGAACATGACGAGCATTTGACCGAGGTCCGCGAGGAACGCGATCATTGGCTTGCTCTGTACGACGAAATCAAATTCGCAGCCGAGTTTCTAATGAGCTACGCAAAAAATGATGTCCCCAAGCTGACAGAACAGACCGATTGGGAGGTTGGTAAAATCGTCCTGCCGCAGGAGACAGGAACTTACTACTTCAATCCAGCCATCATGCAGGAGCCTGATGGACGAATCATGCTCTTTGTTCGTCGCTGCCGTAACAAGCGCGAGAAGGATGAGGATGTCTACGTCGAGAAGAACGACATTGTCGCCTTCGAGCTGAGTAAAGATTTACGAGCCACAAAAAAGTCGATCCTTCAGCTAACGTCTCATTATCCAAATGAGCAGTTTGAAGATCCTCGCGTGGTCAGATTCGGTGACAAGTACGCCATCAGCGCGTGTACATTCATCCCGTTCAAGAGCTACGCGCATCAGGCAATGTTCCTGCTCGACAAGCAGTTCCTAAACGTAGGCCGGTTCGATCCGATCTACGGCAACAACTACGCGCAGGCCATGATCAACGATGGCCATGAAAAGAACTGGCTCTATTTCGCCCACGACAATGCGCCGCACATGGTGTATTCGGCCAATCCTCATGTCGTTGTCCGCATGAATGGGCGGTTAGAGAAGGAGGCAGAGTACGTCACCGAAGAGTTTAATCCTCTCTGGAAGTTTGGAGAGGTCCGAGGCGGATCTAATCCGATCCTTTGCGATGGACTCTACTGGACCTTCTTCCACAGCTCGCTTCCTTGGATCAACAAGAAGCGCCGGTATTACATGGGAGCATACGCATTCGAGGCTAAGCCTCCTTTCCGTATCGTTCGCATGACCACGTTGCCGCTTCTGACCGGAACGAACCAGCAGGATTGGTGGCCTGGATTGCCTGCGGTCGTGTTCCCGTGCGGTGGTTTTTTCGATAGCGCGAAGAACAACTTCGTCATCTCGTACGGCATCAACGACGTTGATTGCGGTTACATGAAGATACCTTTGGCCGACTTGCTTGAGGTTACGAAGGTAATTCGACCGAAGCGCGATGTGGTCAACAAGGAGAACCCTCCGACATTGGTTGACGTTCTCGATCCGATTCCCGAGCGGCATAAACTGAAACGAAACAAGAAATCAAAGTACAATGAACTGGCTAAGAGGCTTGACGAAAACCCGCAGCAATCAGGAGAAGCAGGATCTGCTGAGTCTGCCTGAGGTAAACATTTCCGAATGGCAAACAGAAGGTCAGCAAGCTGAGCTGGCTCAAATTCTTAAGAATCCAATCCTTCGCATGGCCATTCGAATCGTCGCTGAGTCGATGCCTGTGCCGATGCCGTCTGCGAACAGCAAGGAATCCGACATTATTTTCGCTGCCGGTGTAACCGCTGGCTACGCACATTGTCTTGAAAACCTCCGTAAATTGGCGGTAATTGAGACGCAGAAAGAACCTGAAGCAACTTTCGATAAACAATACTAAATAAAACAACATGGACGAACCACTTAACTCACCTCTCGTTAACTCTGCTCAACCGCCCGACTTCGGAAGCTCATTCATCGACGCATTCAAGGCGAATGGAATCGAAGACGCGGCGGCGGCGGACGAAGGTGCATCGACAGCGGCCCAGGTGACTGAGGAGCCGAAGCAAAAGAAGAAATCCGATGCAGCATCCTCCAAGCTCAGCAAATCCGAGATGGATATTGAGCGGATGTTCGGCACTAAGAAGACCGAAACCGCTCCAGTTACCGAGGATGCGGCGGCAAATCCTGATGCTGACATCCCGGAATCAATCAAGTCTACGAAGGCTGCTGATGCTTTTCGCAAGATCAAGGAAGAGAAGGCGCAGCTTGCGAAGCAGTTGGAAGAATTGAAGCTCGGAAAGTCTTCGACTCCTGACTTCGAATCCAAGTTGAAGACCTTGCAGGAGGAACGTGATGCGCTTTCTGAGCGTGTTCGACTCCTCGACATCGAGCGTCACCCTGAATTCGTCAAGAAGTACGAGAGCAAGATCAATGGAGTCTTTGATTCCGTAAAGAACTTGGTCGGAACTGATGGCGAACGGCTTGTTGGCCTACTCAAGTCGCCTGAGAACGACTATCGGAACTCGCAGATCGACGACATCGTTGAGGGTCTTTCTCCGTCAAAGAAGGCAAAGCTCGGTGCATTGATCGTGAAGTACGACGAAATCAATGGAGAACGCACTTCCGAGATGTCGGAAGCAAAGTCCGATTACGACGCCATTCTTTCTCGTTATCAGCAGGACAACGAGGAGGGAACCAAGGCGGCATTGGAGTCGGCCAATAAAACTTGGCAGAAGGTTTCAACCGATGCTCGTTCGCTTGAGATTTTCGAACCTCGCGAGAACGATGAGGAATGGAATTCCGAGCTAAACGGACGACTTAGCCTCGCTCAGCAGATTTTCAATGGCGAGAACAGTGAGGAAGACCTCGCCAAGGCCGCTCTTTGGGCCGCTGCTGCGCCTAAATACCGTGAGCTTCTCTACTCTCAGGTTGAGGTAAACAAGCGCCTACAAGCCGAATTGGCGAAGTATCGAGGCAGCGAACCTGGAGTTACCTCTCGCGCAACGACCGGAGGAAGCCGTCCGTCGAATACGAACTCTTCGAAGAGCGAGGATTTCGTTGCCAGCGTGATGAAGTCGCTCGGACGCTAAAAACAATTATCCCCCGATGGTTTCATAGCCACCGGGGGATTTTCGTTTAAATCACTTACGGTAAGGACCGCTGCCACTCGGAACCGGCTTAGGCTGAGGTTTAACCGGCGGCTTCGGAGGCGGAGACTGCTTGTAAGGTCCGCTGCCACCACCGACTGCTGGCGAACCTTTGTACGGTGCGTTGCTGCTCATAATTATTCCTTTGGAAGAGCATACCAACCTTCATGGATGATGATGCTGTTCTTACTACGCACCGTTTTGCCGCTGGAGTCAACCACCCAAACCTTAGCCTTAACGCTCTCAGCGAGGCGTATAGGCTCACCGTGGGGGACGTAAATCACTCTGCTCGCGCAGCTCACGCTCATGCTCGCGCACACGATCAAGAAGACCGCGCTTAAGATCGGGTTGCTTCTTAGCGTCTTCACTCGTCGTATCTTTGGTCGTCAGCGAATGAATCCAGATGACCAGCTTCATCACGAAGTCGGCCAGGAAGTTCATTCCGTCTGTTTGGCGGGTGCGGAAGCGGCTGATTGTTTGTTCTTCCAGATCGACCAGACGGCACCGATCAAAGTGACGGTTGCACCGGCAATCTCAGCGACTTGATCAGCACTGGCCAACCCTTTGGCGACGAGGAAACCGCCGAGTGCGCTAAGACCGTGGCGGATAAGAGAGGATACGTTAGGGTTCATTTGTTTCTATTTTTGAATTTCTGATACAGTTCAACCAGCTTGACGACGCATGTCAGAAAAGCGGCGAAGGCACCGAGTGCGAGTGATGCCGTCTTGAGATTCGGATCGGAGAACATGGCGTTCCCCATGATGCCGATGATCGGACCACCGACGCCGATTGAGATGTCTCGAATGAAAGCGTGGTGGTCCGTCATCGTATGCGATTAGTTAGCGGAAGGAACCTGCGACTGCTTGGCGGCTTCCAGAATAATTTCGGCCAGAGGTACTCCGACCTTTGCGTTCTGGAAACCGCCAGCCTTGATGGCGATATCGATGAGTTGCAGCAGGGTATTCGCTTGTTCCGTGGTCAGTTCAATTTTAATCATGCCGACGGAGCATCGGAGACACTCGCATCATTGACAACCAAAACCGGCTCAACCTGCTCAATGATCGGAGGCACCGGAGGCGATGAAGGCTGCGCCGCCCACGGCAGCGGCGGAGCGATGACCGGAGGGTTGATCTGGTTTTCGATCTGGAGCGTGACGTTCGCTTCAATTGCCGTCTGATCGACGCCATTGGCGAAGCACCAGCCCAACACTTGATCCTGCGTGAGCTGATCGTACGGCGTGAATGATCCAGTAGGCGGAGCGAACGACGCGCTGCCGTAGCAGGTGCCGCTGTAGGTGCCATCGGTGCCGTTGCAACGCCAGTCGGCGGTAATCACAACGTCCGTGAGACTGCCTTCGGTGGGCTTAACGAGAAGGCGTTCGATGATCCAGACAATGGAGATGGTGGTCATGGGATATTAGGCGAGTTTGGCTTCCAGAGCTTGAACCTTAGCAGCGAGTTCTTTGATGGCCGACACAAGTCGAGCTTCGGTTTTGTTCCAGCCGGACACGGTCAAGAATCCTTCCTGTTCACCAACTGCATCAGCGTAAACCTCTTGCATTTCTTGAGCGATGAAACCGATTTGATGTCCGTTTCCATCTTTGTAATCGAACTCGACCGGACGTAGCGAAAGTATGTTAGCCAACTGAGAAGGAAGGTTAACGATGTTTTTCTTAAGACGAGAATCAGAATATGTGCCGAAAGCGGCTTGATTTACACCATTTGCATTGATCTGACCAGACCCAGCACCGTTATCAGCTACTACAAACTGAATAAATAACTGAGAAGTTGTGGTGTTGTTGTCTTTTTTATCAATTACGAGATGGGGAATCGTTGTATCGCCAGTGGTTCCAATAATCTTGACAGGAATATTGGTTCCATCGCCTTTAACAAGAAATCTAGATGTACTCGGCGCAACCCCCACGCCGACGTTGCCGGAGGAGTCGATCCTAGCCCGCTCCGCACCATTCGTCCAAAAATACATTGCGCTGGAAAGATATCCAATGCGAGCGGATGGATTTACATTGTCACCAAGTGCAATGTGGGCGTCATAGCCCGAACCATTCGATTGGAACCGCCCGACAGTATTGGAGCCAACGGTCGTTCCAGTAAGAGCGGTTTGAATTGTAAGACGCTCTCCGGGACTCGCCCCCACGCCCAGCCCCGTGGAGTTCAGGGTCATGGCGGTGCCAGCGACTCCGCCGACGTTCGACCAAGTGGCTACTCCGTCGGAAGCGATGCGGTAGCGTTCGGTAAAGTTGGTTCCGAAAATGATCGGATACGCTCCTTGCAAATACAGTATTCCAGCATAAGGCACTCCTGAAAGACCACCAGAACCAGTGCTGTTTTCGCGTCCAACATAAAAAGTGCCAGCACCATTTTCAATGTCTAGGAGACTGGAACCTGTTCCGTTGTCTCTAATATGAAGACGAGGACTTGCACCAATAATATCCAATATGTATGAAGGACTCGCCGTCCCAATACCCACCCGATTGTTCGCCGAATCCACCTTCAGCGTCGAGGTGTCCACCGTCAGATCGCCGGTGATGGTGGCGGAGCCAGGAACGACGATGTTATTTCCGCTCGGTCCGGTAGCCGTGTACAGCTCCGTGAAGTTCTGGTTGCAGTAATCGAACGACGTTCGCAACGGTGTCCCCGTTCCATCGTTCGGCGATGCTCCGATATTGATCGTTTGCTTTGCCATATCTGATTAAATGATTGTTTTTCGAGTTACAGAAATTCGGTCATGTCCGCTGTGATGATCGTGGAATCTGACGTAATCACCGTGTTATCCGCCGTGATATCCGCCATGCCACCAAGAGTCGAAGCCTCCCAAAGTAGGCCAATCTCCAGCAGATTACGCTCACGCGGACTCTTGCACGAAGCTCCGTAAGCCTCCGCAATCAGACTAGCGGCTTGTTCGCAGGAGATGTTTGCCATATCAATGATCAGCTAATTTGAACCATGCGACTCCGTTGGTCATAATGATCAGACTGTTCCACTGCGGAGTCAGCGCATGGGTCGTCGCGCCATCAATCGTCTCGCTCGCGTAACCATCCACAATCACTTGGTTCGCACCAGCATTGATCCGCTTGAACGCATAGATACGACCCGGAACAAGCGCAGCCGGAGGCAATGTCATCGTAATCGCGCCACCAGTCGCATCAGCGATGATCAGATAATCACCACTCAACACATTCCCACTGGTCGTAACGCTTCGATACGCACCGCGTGTAGCACCGCCACCCTGAAGATACGTCGCAATGCGATTCTCCAGCGCCAACTTGGCCAACTCGACCTCCCAAGGAGAACGACATCCAAGCGATGCCGCCTCATTGATCAGCGTCTCCGCCTCATCGCATGTGATGTTTGGCATATCGATTTACAGTTTAGGCCATCGGACCGCGTCCGCGCTGCATCACCTCGGCGATAAAACCGCCGCCGCCGGGAGCAGACCCTTCCTCCATCTCCTCACCCTCCTCGTACTCCCTCTCCTCACCACGCTCGGCCATCTTCTTACCCTTCGACTTCTTCTCGTATCCAGGAATGGCCATGCCATCAATCTCGATAACCTCAGCCTTGCCACCCTTGCCGAGAACAATAGTCGCCATCGTCTGGAAAGCCTCGCCTTCCTTCAAATTCTCGGGAATTTCAACGCCTTTTGGAATGGTAAAAACCGGCATGACGGGAGCATCACTTCGTGGCCTACAGTGTCAATTAAAAACCCCTCACCAACCTTTCGGGTCGATGAAGGGTGTCCTCGTTTTGAGGGACTGTACAATGCCGCCGAAAAGATACGTAAAAACAAAAAACCCGCAAGCCTTTCGACCTGCGGATTCTTTCGTATGCTTAGCGTTAAATGATCTGCGAAGCGTGAGCGTTTGCAGCGTTAGCTGCAAATGATCTGAGTCAGCGCGCCAGTGCAACGACGGAAGATAATCGTCATGCCCTGATTGGTGAACACCGGCTCGCTCGCGTGAATGAACTCAGCGTAGTGCTGACCCTTCTTATCCAGAGGATCAACGCAATCGGTGTTCAGCTTGTACGCGCCAGTCACCCACTGCCACTCGCCCATGTAGTTCGTAGGCATCCACGCCAAGTCGCCAACCCGATTCACCGGGCGAACGATATGGCTCTTGAACACATACGGAGTAACCACGAACGCGGCCTCGTACGGAGCAGTCACCCAGCTCGGGTTGACACTGAACACAGTACCCTTTGTGCCGCTCGAACTGGTGAACGGCTGCACCAGCGTGTACTTGCCACCAGCATAGGTAAACCGGGGCGGGAACAGATTCGGCACATGCCGGAAGTTCTTAATCACCCGATTCGCACCAATGCGCTTCAACAGCTCAGCACCAGCGCCACTGCCCTGATCCGCATAACGCAAGTCATCGCGGAACGCAGGGTTGTTCTGGGCGATACGCTGCGAAGCCTCCAGACCGATATACAACGGGAACACCGGACCGTCGCTCGAATAGCTGATGAAGCCAGAGCTATCAGGATTCGTCGCGCCATTACGGATCAACGTCGCGGCAGCAACATCCAGCATCTCCTGCGTCAACTCAGACGTGGACTGATTCAGCGCCTGACCAGCCGATCCAGTCTGAATCCAAGGGAACTCATTCACACCAGACGGAATCGTCTCAACCTGAGTGAACGAAGAGTCGGCCACAGCCTTGATCGCGAACTTCGCGAAGGTGTTCTGATAGCGAGTCTCCCAAGAACGCTGCGCACGAATCGACAGCTTCTCCAAGTAAACGCGCAAGAACGCCTCCACACGATGATCAAAGGTCAGATCATCCTTACACAACAGCGGACCTTTCAGCGCGAAACGCTCAGGACTCCAGGTAACCGCATTGTAACCGACCGGAACGTCATTGTAGGTGACGTCGCAAGCGCCTTGATTTTCACCGCTCGCAAGCGTGATGGCCGACCACTCCTCAGCCGCAGTCGGCTCAATCGAAGTGGTGGTGAACGAGGTCTGGGTCAAACCAGTCCCCTGAGGATACTCTCCGCGCTCAATCAAATTGAGCCACATCGAGCGATACGAAGCCCGCTTATAAACGTCCTGCGCGAGCGACTCAGTAGCCACCGCGAAGGCGTTGAAGACATTGGAACAAGCCATGTGAGATGAAAAATTAAACCGACGTTAAACCGACTCTATCGGTAGGCCATCCTATCCATCACACGATGGCTGATCTGCCCACCATTCCATTTTGCGGAGCGTCATCGCCGCTTAGACAGTTTGCGATGGCTGACCAAACCTTCGCCTTGCTTAGGGTCGTTACGCGGACTGAGACATAAGAACGTCTACTTAGTCAATTAAAATTAAGACGGTGATTGGCAATCCGAAGGATTCTCAAATAGCTCACGCTGCTCCGCCATGTATGACTTATTCCCACACAGTAGGCCAATCCTCCCCGGTCTGATCATCTCAGCTTTCGCGATGAATCCTCTAAAACTGTACGGTCCAGGAAACGACCCAATCATCAACGCATAGAAATCCACTCCACCAGTCTTCCTGGCACCCTTCCGCGTATCGACCAACAACTTCCCACTCTCGTACTTCGTCGTCTTCACATCGATGCGAGAACCATCACTCAACACACAGTCATACAACGGATGCGGAGGCGGACGATCCGTATCCAGATCAGGATACACATTGAACAGCTTACAGAACGCCATCTCTCCACACACACCCTCCAAATCAATCGTCGCAGATGACTCCGCACTAATCTTCAAATTCACAATGTTGAACGAGCGATTATTGCCGTTCCTATGCTTCGCTACAAAGTAAGCCAACTTACGTTCTGCGTGTGTTAAAGAAACAGTTTGACCGATTTTTACTTTGTTTAGCACGGTCAAAAAGGTGGAAAATTTTTGAGGGGGGTATCGTATACGAAGCCCACCCCCAAAGGGGGCCTCCCCCTCGCCAGTCAATCTCAACCTATCCTATAGGAAAACAATCCTTTTCCTTAGATTAGCAAAACTTATCCACACCATAAGTACCCTTGCGGTGTACAATGTGTGTTATATTCACTTGTCGGACGGTTCACTCACGACTTGTTCCACGTGGAACTTATCAGGCATTGAACCGAGGAGATTGATTGAAACGGACGTCGCTTCGCCTTGTTCTGACCAGCCAAACACAAGCGCAGAGCGTTTGGCAACGCTTCCAAGGATTTGCTCCCGAGTCGATTCGTCTTTGATGCCATCGAGGTCGTACCCGTTTACCCGCTCAATCGTTGCGGCGGCGTCTTCCGCCAGTTTGCTGCGAACGATTGCAGACAACGCTTCCAATGATTGAGTTTTCTTTTCAGTGCAAATCGTTTGCATCTGCGCCTTCACTTTTGTGATTCCTTCACGACTAGCTTTCGTCTGCAACGTCGCTTGAGATAGTTGCAAATCGTTTGCAATCGCTTTCCATTCAGCACCCGCAAGGTAAAGACTCTTCGCATGTTCCCATTGATTTTTAGTCACGTTCACTTTGTCCCACAAAGTATGCCAAGTCTGCAAACAAAAACACCACAACCTGTAGTGTACCCAAAAACCGGACACCACAACATATTGTATGCCACTTTAACGTTAAATTTCGCGTTTTTATTTCATCCGAGGGTAAGGACAGCGGGCAGTTTCAACCCTACCGCGCAAAATAAATCAAAATATTTCTTCTTTTCCGTTGGTACCCGTGTAAAATGAAGGTACCGCAAGGGCGGCGCAGAAAACTCCAACGAAAACGAAGATGACAAACCACTCGGACCTTTCTTCCGCATCCAAGGCATTCGGAAAGATCGCAACGGAGCAAAACAATCCTGCCGCTGCCGCATTGGCAATCCACTTGGCAATAGCCTCTGCCGAAGCCTATGCGGCAGAATTAAACCAACGTCGATCCGTTAAAACTCTTCAAATCGAACGCACTGCTTCAGGCCAGTACCGCTACCGCATTGTTTCAACGGTCGATGACGAAATGCGCGTTGACGTTGACTGGCAATTCGGAAGCCGGGACAAGGCCGACACTATTCTTCAGGCTGAAGACCGTTTCCTTGGCAACGCACGATACGACATTGAAAGCTACTAACATGCTCCGAAAACTCTCTTCCTTCGTCGCCCTCTGCTTCACGTACCTTGCCCTAGGTTACGCGTTTTACTGGTTTTTTATCGTCACACAATTCTAACCCTCAATCCAATCCACCAATGAAATCCCTCCTTTCAATCGATACCAACGCCAAGACCGTCAAAGGCCAGAAGCGCGGCTTTATGACCGGCATCCTATACCTTGCGCCTGACCGAGTTTCCGGCCTGATCAATGTCTGCGCCAATGCATCCGACGGATGCCGACAACACTGCCTTTACTCTGCGGGTCGTGGTGCATTTAGCTCCGTTCAAAAGGCGCGCATTGCAAAGACTGTTCACTACGTCAAAGACCGTCCCGCTTTCCTTGCAACGCTGACCGACAACGTCGCTTCGGTCATCCGAAAGGCCAAGGCAAAGCGCATGCATCCGGTCATCCGTTTAAACGGAACATCCGATATCGGTTGGGAACGATACACGGTCATTCAAGCGTTCAAGACCACGCGTTTCTACGACTACACTAAGAACGCTGACCGCATGTTCGCTTTCCTAGATGGCAAGCTACCCCCTAACTATTCCCTGACCTTTTCACGCTCCGAAACCAACGAAACCCAATGTCTCAAGGTCTTGAAACGTGGTGGAAACGTTGCAGTCGTTTTCCGAAAGTCTTTGCCAACGCATTGGAACGGATTTCCGGTCATTAATGGCGACGAAAACGACCTCCGATTCTTAGATCCAAAAGGCGTGGTCGTTGGTCTTATGGCAAAGGGTAAAGCGAAGACCGACACAAGCGGTTTCGTGGTGGGTTAAAGCAACGTGTCAGGCTATCGGTAACGGTAGTCTGCAACGTGTCTTTAGTCTCCAATCCAATCAAAGAATCCTGTGAATCCAAACTATCCCGAAACTGAATCCGAGAAGCTCGAATGCGCCTTGCGCCTTTTGCTGTCAGCTTTTGACAGGCAATTGACCGATGGACGCCGTGTAAATCAAACGCTTTCAATGGAAGCAAAAGAGGCTTTCCGTGGGCCGGTTCTGGCCGCACGACTGGCCTTGCAATCCATCAAATCAAACGAGTAAATCCATCATGCAAGCCATCCATTCCAAGTATCTGCCAGCAACCAACGCACGCGGTTCCCGCATTAAAGCTATCGCGGAACGCGGTTCCATCACCATCCAGTTTCCCTACGAAAAGTCCGGTGACGAATGCCATCGCGAAGCGGCTCATCGTCTCATCGCCAAGTTTTGCGAAAGCGATTTGAAATGCTACGGAACTCCCATCGAATCCAACCCATGGAATCGGCCTTTCGTCACGGGCTGTTTGCCTGACAATTCCTACGCGCACGTGTTCTCGATTTGACCTATCCTAAGCGCATCACACGCAAGTGTGCTGCGAAAGGGTAGGCCATTCTATCCCAATCCAATCCAATGAATCCAAAACTCATTCCAATCCTTGAACGCATTATCGCGCGCGAGCCGATCCTATCATCGTTTCACGCGGACAATTTACCGCAGTCCGCGCTTGCCTATGTGCGCGAGAGATATGTCATGTGTCGCAGCCTGTCGTGGGAGGAGCAAGACCTCATCGAAACGCTTCCGCCTTTTGCGGACAACATAGCAGACTCATTCCGCGATGGAACCGCGCCGGACGCATCGGTTTACCATCTTTTCGATGATGGTTCGCTATGGCTGAAAACGAACGCCTACAGCAGCGTTTGGGCGGACGCTACAGACTACGCGGTTGAAATCTTGCTCCCGCGCATGGAATTGTCCCGTATAGACGCCGAATTGCTGCGCGCCATTGAAATGGACGATGCGGTCGAATCCGTTCGCTCTGATTTCTTCGGAGCATTTGCGCGCATTCTGAACCGAGACTGCGGTATTCCGTTCCATGAATCGCGCATTCACTGGGACGCGTGGAGCCGTCAAGCTCCCGATTCGCTCATTGAGCAGCTAGAACTTGGCGGTTTGGAATCTGGAACCGCCGAGGGCAATCGTTTTGCGGCGGACTTCCTTGCAACCCTGAAGAATGCCTGAGCTATGCGATACAAAATCCAGATGCAATCTGCCAATGGCGGCTGGTCTGACCTGCGCGAATCATCCGACGACGGTCGAACATATGAAACCTGTCTATTCCCCACGCGCATGGCTGCGGTTGCCGCGCGCGGTGAGGTTTCGGAGTTATTCGAATTCCTTGAATCACTGAGAATTGTCCCTGCTGAAACACCTGAGACTGAGAATATTTACGCATGAAATCAACCCATACCCCTACCCCTTGGCTTGTCCGATTCGACGAGGACCGATTCGACTCGAAGCTATCTGTCCTTGAGGTCATCGATGGACGAGATGAGTCTCTGAATCATCCTCAGGGTGCGCTTGTCCTCGCGCGAGTCAATGTGAGTGCATTTGCCCCGCACATGGATGAGCCGCTTGCCAATGCTCGCCTGATTGCTGCCGCGCCTGACCTGCTGGCGATTATCCGCGCATTACTGCCCCACGCGCAGAACGAATGGACGCGCCTTGATGATTTGGCGCACCGTGGTCATTTGGAGAGCGAGAATTCGGCAATGAATTTGGACAGGTGGATTGAGCATGCGTTTGAAACTATTGATAAATTGGAGGTTAAATGAACCACATCCATCATCCGAAACGTAAGGTCGAAAGACCGTTCTCTGGTGCGGTAGAATCTGACAAGCCGAATCGATACGCGCACGGCTGGGTAACTATTGAGCAAATCTGCCAATGCGGCGCAAGGCGACTGGTCAACGTGAACCAGAAGCAAAAGGAAGTTGGTTATTGGAAGGAGGAAACCCGATGAATCTGACTCAAATCAAGGATGCGGTTCTACGCGGCAAGAAAGTGCATTGGAAGAGCGGATTGTATGAGGTCATCTGCGATAGCGTGGGCCAATGGTTGATTGTTTGCCGCTCGACTGGTGGATGTTGGGGGTTGACCTGGGCGGATAAAACGACGGTCAACGGAGAGCCAAAAGATTTCTTCGTGGGATAAAATCATGCATCCACTACTTTTATCCGCGCTGATTCAGGTCGAATCCGGCGGGAATGACCTTGCGCGAGGCCGTCATGGCGAGCTTGGCGCGTTGCAGATCAAATCGATCATGGTGCGCGATGTAAATCGGATCATGGGAACGGATTACTCGCACGCGCAGGTGACGAACCGAGCGGTTTCGGTCTTCATCGCGGAATCTTATTTCTCGCATTACGGACGCAATTTAAGCGACGAATCGCTTGCTCGGATCTGGCAAGGTGGGCCGAAAGGCCTTAAAAGATCATCGACTCGCGTGTACGGCAAACGTGTCATGCGCGAGTTGGAGTCGATGGATAAATTCACCGAAAAGCATCATTTCACCGCACGGTAAAACAGCACACACCAATGAAACTAACTATTCAGTCCAAACAGAACGCACAGACGATCATCGATCTGTTCAATGCCATTATCACGGGCGAAACCGAGGAGCATGGAGCGACGCCTATGTCCATTTACGACGACGACAAGCATATCTGTTCCATCACGGCGGCGAATGGCGAGCAGATCCTCGAACTGATCATCGAACGGGAGGTTGGGGACAGGCTTTGTCCGGTGTTCGAGGGCAACCCTGATGAGGAGAAGCTGCCGTGATAATCGGAACAAGAGGGCCGTATACCGGGCATGAAATCCAAATGCTCGTTGAGAGAAAATATCGAGATGAATCCTTGAAGGCACGAAATCTATCTTTGAGCGAGTTGATGGGAAGACTGGAATCCGTTTGTAAACGGAATTTTGACGCAATGGCTGGCGAGTCTGCCATTCGTCTAGCTCACGTCTCCGCCGCCCTTACATGCCTAGAAGACAGTCTGTTCTACGCTCGCATGTACAAGTCCACGGATCCGACTGGAGAAGGCGAGAAGCGTCGTCAGGAACTGATCGATGACTCGGAGATGATCATCAAACTGATCCGTAACGGAGGACTCTACCCGTGAGCAATGATCCAGCCGATTACCTGAGCGGCACCGAACTCCGCGTCTGCCAGTTGATCGCCGAGCGACAGATGATGGGTATCGCGAAGTACGGCACGACCGTGAGCGACAATCCGCTTCCTCTTCGCGAGTGGCTACAGCATGCGCTGGAGGAGACGCTCGATCAGGCCATCTATCTCAAGCGTGCGATTGAGGAGTTGGACAATGCGGAGTCGCCGCCCCGACAAAAGACCATTGAGGAACTGATGAAACCGTACCTGTCGCCTGAGCTAGTCGATTTCAAACCAACCAACTACAAGATCGAACTATGAGCGGTAAAAACCTATTCGGACCGGCCAAGTTTAAGGTTCAGATATCCGGCGCGATTGGCTGGTCTGACCTGAAGCAGCGAGTGGTCCGATTTGAGACGGTCGAATTCGCCTCGCGCAAGGAGGCTGAGAAGTCGGCCAAGGAATTGAATCCGGGCGAGTACACGCAAGGACGCATCCGAGTTGTTCCGGTCGATATGCCGGAGGACTACGACGTGTATCCGGTCGCGGAGCGTTCGCGCGACAATTCAAAATCCAGCTAACTTCTCCACTCGCACCCCGCGCATCTAACAAGTAAGCCATCAAGCCCCTATTCGAGAGCATGAAAATCGGTCAGATTCCAAATTCGATTCTAGCGGTCGCAACCAGCGAAACCGTATCAACACGCCATTCGCGCATCAAAATCGCCCTACGAGCCGTTTCTGAGCGATTAAACAGCATGTCGATAGATCGATTGATCGGTGTTCGAGGGGTTTCAATTCCGCAGCCGATTGCGTCCGCCCCGTCAGGAGGCGGTGCAAGCAAGTCGGCGAAAGCGGAATTGTACTCCCTATTTATGGGGAGTTAATGAACTCCCAATAGGGGAGATAGCGGGAGTCATGCGAAGTTTTAATTAGCAAGAAGTGGGTTAGATGAAAGTTCGTTTGAATGAAGTTGACAAAAGGCCGTAGAAGAGTGCATTACAAGTTCCTATGAGTTACTTAGAGAATGGGGCAACCCACCGCAGCATGTTCCGATTGATGGAGCCGCTGCATCACGATGCCGATCCGAATCGCTCGCAGGTTCTGGCCCACATCATGGAGAACATGCAGTGCGATTTAGGCCGGGCGATTCGGGCGTTCAATTCGATGCGCCATCCGAAGTCGAAGGTGCTGGTTTTCGATCATGTCCACCGGATGTGGAAGGGGTGCGATTGGCTTCCCGAAAACGAAAACTCCAAGGACGCCATGATCCTAGTCGAGCATCGGGCATTGGAGCGTCGAGTCATCGCGATGGATGGCGAACTCAAGAAAGCCCTCAAAGAAATCAAGCGTCTGAACAAGCAGATGGCCGATCTATACACCGATGCGAAAGAGATGGGTCAATCTGATGGTGGAGAGGATCAGAAAACGATGGTCGAACAGATGAACGAAATTTTTGGGAAACCCCCCGCAAAATCGAGGAAAAGCAAGGTTCAGCAGCCGATGAACACGACCGAATCGCTCGTCGCTCAAGCGTGGAGCTGAAAATCTTTCCGAAAATCATTTGACCCCACTTCAGACAACTGCGACACTACGTTCGCAACAATGACCAATTTTCTGCAATCAGGCGTAGAGCGCGTCGAGGTGACGCGACCGGGAGTTTTGGATTTTCACCCGTGATTATCACCTGATTGCAGCAGTTTTCTATGAAAGTTTTCACGGCCAAACAGACAGCGGCGATGCTTCAGATTTGCTGCGAAACGCTCCGGCGAATCGTTCGCAAGGATGGCATCCAGCACAGGAGGATTGGCCGACGGATCTTGTTCACCGAGTCCGACATCGCGGCGATTCTTGAGAGTCGAGCGACGATTGGCGCGGTGAATCCTTACGCCAGCAAGAAACCAAAACAGCAGAAAAACGAGAATACAAATGAGCAGCAGCAGCAACCTAGTTCCGACGACAGCAACGCAACAACTGAGTCCGGCCAGTCCTGACTTTTACGACCGCATCGATAGTCCGATGGATGCGGTGAAGACGATGGGCGACTGGATCGCACACTCTGGAATGTTTGGGTGTGTGAAGCCTGAGCAGGGATATGTCCTCGCTCTGGAATGCATTGCCAGCCGAATGACTCCGCTTTCATGGAAGCGCGAGAACCATTTGATCAATGGCAACATCACGATGAAGAGCGAGTCTATGCTCTCAGGTCTGATGAATGCTGGGTGGGACATTGACTGGATTCAGTTCGATGCGGTGGCGGCGATTGCCGACTTCAGCAAGGGAATCAAGAAGGTCCGCGTATCATTTACCGCAGATGATGCGAAGCAAGCTGGGCTAATCCCCGCAAAGCCTGGAAGTGGGTGGGCGAAGTTTCCGGCTGAGATGCTTAGAGCGAGGGTTATCAGCAAGGCGACGCGCATGCTCGATCCTCGGATTACGCAGGGTCGATATACGCCCGAGGAAGTGGCCGACTTCAATACCCCATCAACACCCACCTCGACGACTACGACGCGCCAGACGGTCAATGTGACGCCGGAATCGGCATTCTCGCTTGTCGAGAAGCTTGAGCAGATTCTCGAACCGCATGCGGACATCGCCAATGCGTTCCTGCTCTCGAAGAACTTGATCAAGGAAGGTCAGAACTTCCGCGATGTCTCGGCCAAGGTGGCCAACATGATCATCAGCGACGCCGATGGTTTTCTTTCCAAGGCTAAGGCGTTCTCAGCCCCCACACTCGAATAATTTAACCAATGAAAACTAGAACTAAGAAAACAAATTATCGCGTTACGCTTCGTTGCGGAACCATTGCCGACTGCTCAACGAATGAAGCGGCGTGTCAATTAGCCGCGAAAGAAGCCGGAAAGATTCCAGGCGTTGTTTGGGTTGGCGTTGAACACGACCAACAGGTTGTTTGTGAAACATGCGAGTGGCCGGTTGAGTCGGGACGTTGTCTTAATGGAAAATGCGTCCAATACCAGCACTCCAGATGAGCATTCTAAACCAGCACATTAATTTTGACATGCCAGCTGAGAAGTATCACGCCGTTGATGCGCTGAGCAAAAGCATGATGACCAAGATCCTGAAGTCACCGGCGCACTACAAAGCTGCGCTGGAGGAACATCAGGAGCCGACGAAGGCCATGCAGCTTGGAACGGCGATTCATACTGCTGTTCTCGAACCGCACCTGTACTCGCAAGTTGTCGCCGTGATTCCGCCGGATATCGACGGTCGGACGAAGGAAGGCAAAGCGTGGAAGGAGCAGCACAAGTCACGCATCCATCTGACTCATGCCGAGGATATTGATGTCCAGGGTGTTTCGAACAGCGTTCGCAAGCATCCGTTCTGGGACATCATTCATCTGGCCCACAAGATTGAGGCGAGCGTGTTTGCTGAGGATGCTGAGACTGGTATCTCTCTCAAGGCGCGTCCTGATCTGTGGGTCGAGGATCATACGCTTGTCGATGTGAAGACTACGGATGACGCGACTCCCGAAGGGTTTAGCCGGACCGTGACAAGTTTTGGCTACCATATTCAGGCCGCGCACTATCTTGCGATGACCGAGGCTGAGAACTTCATCTTCGTCGCCGTCGAACGCAAAGCCCCGTATGCCATCGGCATCTACAAGCTAGATGCAGAGTGGCTTCAGGCCGGTGAGAACCTCCGGCGCAAAGCAATCTCAACGCTGCACGAGTGTCGCGCACTGGACAGTTGGCCAGCCTATCCGACTGCTACACAAACACTTTCATGCCCAAAATGGGTGCTGAATAAATCCGAGAGTTAAAACAGAATCAAAACCGCTAACAAATATGTTCAAAGTTAATCGTAAGGACGCTGGCAGCAATTATATCAACGCTGAAGGCGAGTACATTGTAACCGTGATGAAGATCGAGGAAACGCTCGATGCTAAGGGCCGCGAGGTCTGCAAGGTGACATTCGCAACCGATGAGGGAGCGAGCATCGCTGACCGTTTCATCAATCAGGAAAATGTATGGTTCCGCGTGAACCAGTTGGTTGCAGCAACGAACCACAATGTACCGGATGGAACCGAGGTGGATTTCCTTGGTGTGAAGGGCAGCTACGCGAACTTCCTTCGTTCGATGATCGGACTCAACCTTGTCATCACCGTTCGTGCTGAGGAGTACGACTTCAATGGCGAGAAGAAGAAGGCGTACCGGATCAAGAACATGAAGGGATTCACTGCCCAGACTGAAGCTGAGGAAAAGCCGTTCTAAGCAAAAGCACGGAGGGGAGCGTATTCCGCGATAACGCTCGGTAGTCAATTCTAACGCACACAATTCGTATCCATGAGAGTCAAACTTGTAGCTATCACCAAACCCCTTGTCGGCGACGGTAACATGACCGCATCCGACTTCATCACGTTCGCAGCGCGTGTCAGTAATCCGAGCAACCAGATGAGCTTGCTCACCGCTCCGAAGTTACTGGCCTACTGCATCAAGAACGGCCATTGGAGCATCTTCGAACAGGCGAGCATGACGGTCGAGATTCAGACCAGCCGAGCGATATCCGCACAGATCATTCGTCATCGCAGCTTTTGCTTCCAAGAATTTTCACAAAGATATGCACCCAGCGATGCGCCGGAGCCGGTTGAACTTCGCAGTCAGGACCGAGTGAATCGCCAAGGAAGCGGTGATTCATTTGAGAAAGACTGGGCATACGATGTGGTTGCCAAGTCTGTTAATCTGGCATTTACAACCTATCGAACATTGCTTCAAGAGGGTGTTAGTCGGGAGACAGCGCGAATGGTTTTGCCGCTCTGTACGCAGACGACGCTCTACATGACTGGCAACATTCGCTCATGGATTCATTATCTTGAGCAGCGTTGCGCGAAGGGTACGCAGAAGGAACACCGGCAGATCGCCGAGGCTATCCGCGACACGATCTTCGCTGTCGAGTTCCCGCACATTCACAACGCATTGCAGGAGGCCAAATGAGCGAGCAAAACAAATCAGAGACTTTACGCCTTACGTTCAAAGGACTGCTGTCCATCTATCTACCAGAAGCGAAAATGATGGAAGT